CCTCATGTGCTTGTCGAACTAGACCAGCAAAATATTCTACTCGTATGTCAGTAATACCCTTTTTAATTTTTTCAAACTCACGGCCGTTCAATACACTATCAAATGCTTTATTAATCAGTGTTGGATCTGCAGAGTTTGCTTTAGGTTTTTTCTTCAATGACACTCCATAGTATTTTGTTGCGGCAGTTTTTACAATAAAATCTGATGAGTTATAATCATCAAATCCATATGCTTTGATTCTAAACTTTTCAACTTCTGTTGGCCAAACATTACCAGTCAAGAATACTTTTTGAGCAATGGCATCATTACCAGAACCGCTCTTCTGCAACCAACTCTTAATAGCCAACGCAGCAGATATACCAACTACTGCTTCTTTGAATGCAGCAGGAGTAGGTTCCATGAATGCAATAAACTGAGGTCCAGAACTACCAAACTCAACTCCAGATTGAACTTTCTTCTTTGCTTTTGGGATCCACTTCCCCAACTCCTCAGTCGAAGAAGACGCCTTAGTAAGTTCCGACTTGGAGAAAAACATTGCTCCTGCAGCCATCACTTCGGAGTATTCTAATGCCATTGTAGTAAAAAACCCTCTCTTCAATACTATTTAGAAGAGAGGGAATATTTATTAGAGATCGTTAGGTGCGCGATACTCAGACTTGAGAACATCAAACTCACCATCAGGATATCGTTTGAGGAGTTTCATAGTGTTACCAAGGAGAAGATCATCCATTCGGACACCAAGAGCAGTTGCAGCCTGAGAGATATACCACAGGATGTCACCCAGTTCAATGATCATGTGATCAATGTTACCTTGGTTGTACTCCTTACCCTGGAACAGGATCTTCTTAACGATCTCTGCAAACTCACCTGCTTCTGCAACAATACCAATAGCAGCAGTGTTCAGACGAGACACGTCACAACCTGCTTCATTCAATTCATTGATACGTTCAACATAAGTATCAAAGTTCTTAGAAGGTTTGGAGGTCATCACCTGCACAAACTTAGAATACTTGTCTAGATCTACAGACACAAGTTCAGCTTGATCTGCACGGTTTTGTGCAATACGTTCTGCAGTCTCAGCAACCTCTTTCTTTTGGTCGTCAGTCATAAAGCCTTCAGGTTCTTTTTTAGTCATAGTTAGAATGTAATAGTGTTAAACTTTGCAAATTTATCTTGAGCTGCAGACTCAACTGGATCAGGATGACCTGCATCAACCAACCCCTGTTGTTCTGACTGATCTATATTATACAGTTTCATCTTCGGCCTGTCAATACCTATGCAGAACCTTCTATAGTAACTCAGATCATTGTATCGATTCTTCAATTGTTTTACCATGATCTGGTTCATTCCCTCCAATTCTTCTGTAGAAATAAGAGCGAACATAAAGTCTGCAGTAGCAGGTAGTCCAAAAGACTCAGATGTATCAGTAAGATCAACATCAGTACTACCAAAACCTGCACGGGTAGTTTGAGTAGCAGTAACAATAGGGAGGTTGGCCTCAACTGCGAGACCCCGTAATTCTTCTGCGATTGCTTTCACATAGGTATAAGAGTTAACAATAGTTCCCTTGTACCTAGATGATGCACAGATATTTAAGTAATCGATGAATATAATATCTGGTTGAAATCCTTTCTTGACAGAAAGTTCATTGAGTAGAGACCCGAAATGGCCAGCATGGGCAGAAGCTGTAGGGTACTCTTTGATGATGAGTTTTCCGTGAGTCTTACCCGCCAATTTAATAATCTTATTCTCGTAAACCTGATGCGGTAGATCCGAAAGATCCTGAATATTGACATCTAAAAGGTTTGCATCAATTCGCTCAGCAATTTTCTCCTCTGCCATTTCAAGTGTGATGTAGAGAACGTTCCTCCCTTGCATGAGTGAGGCGCTAGCCATGTTGCACATGAATAGACTTTTCCCGACACCTGTACCAGCAAGAGCGACATTGAGAGTCTTGTTAGAGAGACCACCTTTCGTGATCTTGTCGAAATATTCGAGATTGAAAGGAATCTTTTCTTCCTTCCTGTGATAGAAGTCATACCTTGTTTGATAGTCGTCAATGAAATCGTGGCCAATGTGGTCATCAAAAGTAACACCCAACGCTTCGGTCAGAATGGATGGGATTGATTCAGGATTTCTCTTGCTGTCCTTTCCATCTGCAATCTTAATACTCTCAAGAAGAGCAAGATAGACTGCACGTTCCTTTGTCCACTTCTCAGAAGAAGATAGTAACCAATCTATATCCTCTTTTTGATCTTCCATTTCATTAATGAAAGTGGCAGACTGAGAGAATGTATCTTCAGAGATTGATTCTTTGTTTTGAAGTTCTACAAGTAATGCAGACTTGGTTGGAAGATCACCATACTTCTGGAAGTAATTATTTATAATCTCGAACAGTACCTTATTCTGTTGAGCGTCAAAGTAATCTTCCTTTAGGAAAGGAATAACCTTACGAACGAACTCTTCTCTATAGCAAAGGTTAGTTAGTATTACTGTTTCAATTGCGTTCATAGATAATGCAGGTACGATCCAACGATGTATTTGGTGTGGCTCACAGGTATCATACCACAATGTGGGTACATCCACAAGGGGGGGAAGATAAGACATCTTCCTGTCTTTGGTTTGACATGGATATCCAGTCTAGGAAACTCAGTCGAACCGCCTTCCTTCACTGTGTTGAGGTAGAAGAAGAATGTCAGGAATCTTTTTGCCGTATCGTAGTCCTGAACATCCACATGGTCATCAAATCTATCATGACCATCGTTATTATATTTTTTTAATCTATACTGTTCTAATGCATACTCTGCAGGAAATTCTCCTTGAATGTCAAGGTCCTTCTCATACATTTTTAGACAGGCAAAAGATACACTCTGCAGAACTTGGTGTTCTTCTTCAAATTTAGATTTGTTTTTTGTAAGATTTACCTGTGTAAAGTTTGGATACCCATCATCATCGTATCTCTCTTGAATATCTGAATTAGATTCAAACTTACTGATCAGTGTCCTACAAGTATCCCTAGGTAGAACATCATCATAGACCTTTATTAAGCTCTTCAAACTCTTCATAAGTTACAGCCCTCCAATTACGAACGTCAGTTAGTGGTTTCATTTTCTGAATCATTTCATCTACTTTACCAGCAACTACATATGCTCTGAAGTTGTCTCCACCATCAACTAAAATCATAGGAGTTGGATCAAAGTCTTCTGGCATTTTCATTATGCCATCGGCATCCTTAACTGCTTGTGGATCTTTGTCATGTTGATGATCACATTCATATTGATCATACTTTTTGTTCAACCAATCCTCTGCCGTCTTCTGTACATTTGCAGTGATAGTTGTTGGACTACCATATGCGTCAGAGAGTTTTTTAATATACTCTTCGGCTGCAGCGATACCACCTTCGATATTGACGGTAGCAACATGTTTCATTAATTTTTTAAAATCATTTGGATTGTAAGGATCAAGTTCAATGTCTTCAACCTTACCATCATATGCTACACTGCCACCAGGACCACAGTCAACGCAGTCTTGAGTCATCTCAATAACTTCTTTTACAATCTCTGCCATCTCTTCAGGTGGCACTTCCGATGCTCTAAATTCATCAACCATAACCGTACTCCTTTTTCGCAGATTCGTCTAGTGCTTGCATTATTTCTGGTGTGAAATACTTCTCAGGATCCTGGAGAATAACCTTAGGATAAACAGAAGACTCACCAACTTTATAACGATTTCCATTTCTCTGGAAGACTCCATACTTCTCACCCAGTTCCAGTAGTCCGTAATACTTATCCAACCCTCTCTCATCGTAGAACAATCTCGTTTCTACCATAGAGTTCTCTTTGGTCAATCGAGACTTGGCAGTCTTACACTTGATGATGTTACCAATAACATCCTTGCCATCTTTCTCCTTAGATTTGGAGAGATAGATGATGGTTGAAGCGGCATACTTCAATCCCGATCCACCACCCATCTCTTTGGTAGGTACATAAGCACCCACCATATCATATGTATGGTTGGTTACGATCATAGGAACTTCTGCTTTACCTAACTTAAGAGTTAAGACCCTGAAGATAGACTTCACAACCTGAGCACGGGTCATATCACGGGTCTCTTTACCTGCCTCAGAGTCTTCAATCTCCTTAGTAGTAGACAACATACCCAGAGAGTCCAGACAGAACATCATAGGTTTACGATCTTCTTCCTTTTGTTCCAGATACTTATCAAGGATCTTGATTGCCTGAGTTCTGAACTGTTGCACTGTGGTAACAGGAACAATGACCATACGTTTGGAATCAATGTTCCTCTCTTCAATCATCGATTTAGAAATTGCAGACTCAGATTCAAAATAAATGCATCCAGCCTCAGGATTATTACTAAGGAAAGAACGAACGACACCAAGAGTAAAAAAAGTTTTTCCAGTGCTTGATTCTCCTGCAATAGCGGTGATTTTGTTTGAAGGAATGCCTCCAAAGATCGAACCACTACATAAGGCGTTGAAAATATAAGAACCAGTATCAACGTAAGATGAAACGTCACCAGCAGCAACCCCCTCACTAACAAGTCCAGCATATTCATTGTCAATCTCCTTGACAATATCGTTTAAGAAATTCATAAGTTAACCAAAAAGGATATCAAGTGTACCAACTCGTTCAGTCTTCCAACCAATAGAGTCTAGAATAATTTTAAGCGGATCAAGAAATGACTTTGTGAACTGTAGTTCCCAGTCAATCGATCTTTCTAAATCCAGTTCCCTAGGGAATGTCTGTAAGAATGATACTACATTCTCATTGATCTTATTAGGCGTTTTGAGGTATACGAATTTGATCTTCTCCCCATCATTGACCAATGGATACTTACTAGTCAAATTATTCTTTTTGACATAGTAATTATACAGAAGAGTTCCCCGTACATGAATAGGAGTTCCCTTACTATAAATCGTACCAAAGTTGCCGAACTTTGTCAACCCGTTCACACTACGAGGGAATGAAATGTCTTCTGGTAGTAAGTTCTTAAACTCATCTCTGAAGTTTGCTATGAAGTCAATCAAGTCTTCTTCAGTTTGAGTCATGACAAGATTGATTGCCTGTTTAATCTTCTCTCTGCATGGAGAGGGAGTAGAAGATTTGACGGCTTCAATACCCATCATTTTTAGTTTTGGTTTTTCATATCGGACACCCTCACTATCCCATACGTTCAACATATATCTTTTCTTTGCAGTCCAAATACCTTTATCGGCAATGTTCTCCCTCTTCATTACCATTTTTTGTTCATATGCCGAAACATACGTCGCAAGTTCTTGATACGAACGTTCAATAAAAGGTTCCAGTTTCTCTTCACAGATCTTATCAAGTATTCCCACAACCTTTGCTTTATCATCAGACTTATTACTAAAAAATTTAGTAACAAGAGGTCCAAGGTTAAGATAGATTGAATCGGTGTCAGATGCAATAACATAATCTTCCTCCTCTGTTTGCAGTAGATTATTTATGTACTGATTCATGTGTTGTTCAATCCACCTGATAGAGACCTGACCAGAAAGAGTAATAGCCTCAGCATTTTCGATACGAAAGTACCTGAAGTATTCGTTACCGATAGCACCATAAGCAGAGTTCAAAGAGATCTTCTTTGCCATCTGGATGTTATTGAAGGTAGAAATATCTTTCAGGAACTTAGGATGTTTCGTCTCTTCATACTTCTTCTTAGCATCAAGCATCTTCTTCTTGAAGATAACCCTATCGTTATACATCTTCTGCATCAGTTTAGGCAAGAATCCCTGTTCATCCTTACGATACATGGCACCGTTGGCACATACAGCATACTGGCTGTACATCTGTAGATCCAACTCTTTGTTGAGCAATCTATCTACATTGATCGATGGATGTTTTTCGGGAACCAACGTCTCTGGCGAGATGTTGTATTGCATAATGAGGTGAGGGTATAGGGAGTTGAGGTCAAAACTGACAACCCACTCATACATTCCTGGAACAGGTTCTTTAACATAAGCACCAGCATATTGACTATCCTTTCTTTGTGGTTTTTTAGGTGGGATAACAATCTTGTCTTTCCTCAAGTGATTGAAGATAATGTTATCCCACATCCTCACCTGGTAATGAATATCATTGTAGTTGACTTTTGAATCATATGCCATGGTAATGGCAAGTTCAATCAACTTCATCTTATCCTCAAACTTATCTACAAGTTCAACGTCATGAATGTTATAGTCTACAAACTTCTGAAAGTCTTGAGTGTAGAAGTCCTTGAAGTTTTCATACTCACTATGATCCAACTTACTTTCGTCAAGTTCTACTTGAGCAATGTAATCCAATCGGTAAGACTCACGATTAGTGTAAGTGAATCGACGATATAGATCAAGGTAATCACAGACAGAGACACCAGAGATATTAAACTTGAGTTGAGATCTACCTCTGATATTCAATTCTTCAGATCGTACCATGTTCCAAGGCGAAAGAGTCTTCATTTCTTTCTCACCTAGTAACCTACCAATACGACCACATAAGTATGGAACGTCAAAGAAGTCTACGTTCCAACCAGTCACAATGTCAGGCGGATCGATAATCCAATGATGTAAGAAAGCTCTAAGAAGATGATACTCATCCTCACACTTTATGTACTTGACATCATCCCTACTGTTTTCATAAGGACGACTACCGAATACAGTAATCTTCTTGGTTTTGAAGTCCTTGATACTGATCAATAGAACTTCTTCAGATGTCTCACGAATATTAGGGAATCCATTCTCTGCTCCTGTCTCGATATCAATCGTGACTAGGTGAATGTCATTCATGTCCCACTGAATATGTTCTTCAGGGAACTCATCAGAAATAAACTGATACATGAATCTAGTATTTCCATAGACATCAAAGTTGTCTACGTTCTTATACTTCTCTACAAACTCGCGTGCTTCACTTACCTTCCCAAATTTAATAGGTTCTACATTAAGTCCATCAAGTGTCTTGTAGTTTGATTCATGGGCACTCTTAACAAAAAGAGTAGGTGACAACTTCTTGCGGGTAATGACCTTGCGGCCATTTTCAAACCCACGATAAAGAATATTGTCTCCTACCAGTTGGACGTTTGTGTAAAAATTCATTACGAAATGGTTTCTTTGTACTTATCAAGGACTGATGGACTTGGTTCTACTACAGTAATAAAGTCTTCTTGAAAAAACAAGGACTCATTTTGTGAAGTATACTTTGGCCATTTAGTAAGAACTACCCCGTCATCATCTTCAGTAATCTGATAGATGTTTTTCAAATAACAAGATGGTTCTTCATCCAATTGTTCTAGTTGAGCGATCAGATAAACACCAATCTTCGATAGAAAGACCTGGACATCACTCATCAGATACATCCTCTTCTACTACTTCAGTTTCAGATACTTCTGCATCATCTTCTTCTGGTTCTTCTTCTTCTGGTTCTTCCTCAGTTTCCATTTGCACAAGACGATCAAGAAGTTGAGTATACTTTTCTTCTACTTCTGGGTGTGCATCATAAGCAGTGACTAGGAAGTCCAGAGGAATATGAATACGATTGTCTTTAGCAAGAGGACACCAAGGATAGAACTGAAGACGAACTTTATCCAATTGGAATGGTTCATCAGGAATGCCAGTATCCAATCGGCCCATGTCCATAGACAAACTACCATCAGGTTCGTGAAGCAAATCTTTGGTATCTACTTCTTCCGTATCATCATCGTCATCCTCATACTCTTCTTCCCTAGAGAAGTAGTCATCTTCATCGAGATAATGTTCGACTCGATAAGGACTGGTCAAAAGATAAGCCATAGGCTGATCTTCTTTGTTTCTAATTTCTTTGATGTCAGCAATGATTTCATTGCCGTCTCTCAACTTACATACTTTTGTGGCCATTCAGAAGGTTCTCCTAGGTTCCTAATATAATAACAGAGAACTCGACGCCTGTCAAGTCCCCTAAAGAGTTTATTTATTTGATCTTGTAAGTCTTCAATTTTTGATGGTCTGGAATGATTCTTTGTAATTCTACCACGAGTAATCCATTAGTGAAACTGACTCCACCAACTTCTACATCATCACTCAGGTTGAATCCCCTAGCAAATGTGCGTGACGACAATCCACGATGCATATATTCTTCGTCACCATCATTCTTAGGTGCAACAGATTTTACTAAGAGTACATTCGACTCAGTAGTAACTTCCACCTCATCTGGTGACCATCCAGCAAGTGCTAATTCAATACGCCATTTAACATTTGATTCTTTGACGATATTGTATGGAGGATATTGTCCACCAGGATGATTAGATCCATATGAATGTAATCTATAAAAGATATCATCTAGTCCGACGCTGTATCTGTTTGCAGCATCAAAAATTTTATCGACATCTTTCGATGTCCATCTAGTAAGGTCCATGTAACTTCTCCTTATAAAGCGAGATTGTATTGTGATGTCCCCGA